GGTATAGTTCCGCCAGGCGGCCAACGTCGGACAAGTCCATTTCCAGGCCGCCCATGCCGGCGGCGACACGGTCGTCAATCTTCTTCTTCCAATGCTTGATTCCGGCCGTGACCAGGGCCCCTATATCCTGAAATACCCGAATGTGGTCCTGGGTCATTTGTTCGACCTGGTCCTGGATTTCGACGAAGTCGGCCGCTTCATGTCTGGCCGCCCTTTCCAGGATTCGGCTTTGCCAGTTATAGCCGGCCGAATACCTTTCCAGCGTCTTCAGCGTAATTTCTACCCCGACACTACGGACAAGGCCCCACAATCGCTTCAAGGTTCGGCCAACGCCCATTTGTTCGTAAATCAGGAAGAAGTATTCCTGGCGTTCCTGGGCCCGATATGCGTTCCAGGGCTTGACCTTCTTCTTATGACTTCGCTTCGGTTTCGGTTCGGTCATGGTAACGGGGCCCCCGTCCCGTGGCCGTGGTTTACTTCGCCCATTACGGGACCGCGCTTTCCCTGGGCCACGGCCCGACAATGCTTACAGATAACGGCGTTCTTCGTGCTTTCCGCCCAATCCAGGGCCATGACCAGGGCGGGCAATTCCGCCGGTCCGTTTAAGCCCTGGGCTTCGCCGATATATTCGATTGTGTTCGTGTCAACGGCGACCCAATCGCAAAGGCGAATCGGGTACCCGAACGGTTGCCGGTAAATGTGGGCCCGATTCCGCTTTTGCCCGCCCTGGCGACCGACAATATCGCCGCCCGCCTTCAATCGTATTGACGTCGGTTCAGGTTTCGGTTTCCTTCTGAATAAGCGTGTGAACCAGTTCATTGTGTTTTACCCCCTTTTGCGGCTTCGGCCGCCAATTCAGTTTCCAATGTTCGCATTGATACGCCAGGCTTCGGGACATAGATTAACGGCTTCCCGTCTTTTCCGCTGACGGCTTCAGGTTCCCCCGTCTTCATGTGATTCAGAATGAAGACGACGTCGCCGATTAGCTTCCTATGGTCAGGACACGCGTTCGGTTGTCCGTCTTCCTGGAAGAAGGTATGCCCGCAACCAGGGAAGGGGCACTTCCCCCGCGGCCGGTACTTCTTCGCCAACTTTTCGGCCCGACGGCGGTCCCTTCGATTCACGGCGGGCGGTCCTGATTCCCTGCTACTCATGGAAGCTTCTTCCTTTCGGTCGCGGAAAGGTCGGGTTCAAAGAATCCCAGGGCCCCGCGACACGGTATCGGTTCTTCGTAAAGTATCGCGTCGGTCAGCGTGAAACCATATAATCCAGATTCCGCCCATTTCGAATATAGATTGGCATTTTCGTCAGGGAAGCGGAACTTACAATCGGTTATTGTGACTTCGCCAATAATGGCCCCACGAACCATTTCGGCTTCGGCTTCGGCTTCGCGATATTGGAAATATTGAGCAATCGTAAGCCGACTTGTAATCCAGGCGTCGCCCAATCCCTGAACTTTGATTTCGCTTGACTTGCCCGCATGGATATAAATACGTTCGCGGCGTTTCGTCGGCCAGGTACGGTTTTCGACGTCCTTAATTCCCGACGCGACCAACCAGGCCCAGGGTTGCCGTAATGACAAAGCTTTCATTTCGCCCCCTTCCGGTAGTATCGGATAAGCTTCAAACTACCTGATAAATATAACGGGTGTGAAGGTTCGCCCGAACGGTTCACTTTGATACAATGGACGGGTTCGCCAATCAGGGCCAGGACTTCCGCCGGCCTGGTCCCCGCGTACCGGCCGAAGTCCCCCCAACCGACTATGACGGTTGTCGAAATTAAACGCATATTTATAATTGCCGTGTCATTCGGGCCGCCTGGTAATTCGGCCGACGATTCCAGGCAAAGGACGGCGGGGTCAGCCGAAACGATACTGAATAGGTTCCCGACGAATAGGCCGCCGAATCCCCAGGACTTCGCGAATCCAACCATGCGGACGACGGTCGGGTCGTCCTTCGTCACGCCGGCCGTGGACGGGTTCAGACCAATGAAAAGAAGCGCGTCCAGGGACTTGTCCCATATCCGCCAAAGCGCATATCTGAAGCGGCGGTCGTCGCTGAATATGGCCCCGCTTATGCTTCCGCCGATATTCATTCGTTACCCCCTTTGACGGCCGCTTTCCTAGCCCGTCGTTCCCGCTTCTTCCGTGACCGCCGCATTTTTTGAAGCTTCAATTTGCCGGTCATTCCGGAACCTTCCTTATATGTAATTTCCCGACATTCCTTTCGAAGACGTGCCAAACGAACGGGCCCGTTTGAACCGTCCCGATATAATTCAGGGCTTCCGGTCGTTCTTCGACTTCGCGGCCGGTCCCATAAATCCGGAATAACCGCCGGACCGTCCGCCCTTCTTCTGTATTGACCAGGGCCCAAAGATACGGGGTTTCGGCGATAAGCTTCTTCTGAACCTGGACCCCCAGGATACGGGACCCCTGGGGCATTTCGACTTCCACAAGGGCGGCGTTGCCTAGTCCTTCAAGCGAATATCTGCAAACCGTATTCACTTCGAAACCTTCTTCCCCTGACCGTCGCGCTTCCAGGGAAAGCCCCCCAGGACGTCACGGTTGCGGACCAGCGGCGTCGCGCCAGGTACCCCGCGGCAAACAGGGCAAACAGGAATGTCGTTGGACCAGTCCTTTTCGACCCCGTCCACGACTTCCATTCGGGCCATGCCTTGTCCGCATTGCGAACAAACGATAATGTCCATTGTTGAATATCCCCCTTTCGTTTACTTCGGAATGTTCCCCTTCTGGATACCTTCAGGCCGGCCGATATGCCGCGCCAGGTCCTTTTTGATATAGTAATTCGCCCCCAGGTCGTCCAGAAGCTTGACGGCGTCCTGGGCGAACCGCTTCCAGTCAATCCCCCTTACCTGGTCCCTCAATTCCCAGGGAAGCCTTTCCGAATAGTTCAGCGTTCCAACCTTGAAGACGTCAACGAATTTCGCCGTCGCTTCAATCAGGGTCAGGGATTCCGCGGGGTCAATGACTGGTTCCAGGGATACCCAGGTCGGAATCCCGCGTTCGTGCGCGTCTTCCAGGCTTTTCATTCGGTCAATCGGAAGGGCCGCCCCTGGTTCCCAGGTCCGCGACCGGCGCGGGTCCATGAATGTCAAGGACACGCCGAACAAGTCCCCCCCGTCCAGAAGGTCGAAGTCCCTGGTCGCCAGAAAGCCCCCCTTCGTTAGTATGGCGACGGGTAGGTTGTATTTATGAATGATTTCGATTGCCCGCCTGGTAATTTTCAGTTCTTCTTCCAGGGGTTGATATGGGTCGGTAACAAAGGATAAAAGAACGTGCCTGGTTTCGTAATTCAGTTCAAGGCGGGCGGCGTCCTTTTCCATTTGAGAAAGGACCATTGCGCGGGCTTGTGGTTTCCCGAAGAATTCCCGCGGGTTCTTATGGGTCACGTCCGCCCCGTAACAATACCGGCAAGCGTGTTCGCAACCCGAATATAAGTTGGCCGCCAGTTCGAAGTATTCCCTGGCGCGCCCCCTGGTTTCATAAATTATTGACATAGCACTTTCCCCCTTTTTACCATTCGGACGGCCTGGGCCAATAAGCCTTCGAATTCGGCTTGCCATAAATCCCGTTTAGCCGCCCATTCCTTCAGTTCAAGCAATATTCCGAATATGATTTCCATTACTTCCCCCTTTCCGCCAGGAAGCGAAGCCCGCCGTGGTAAACGCCGATACCGATTGCGTCGTACTCATGGTCGGTCAAGTCGTCGGGTATCCTGGGGAAGCGGTACCAGATATTAGTCTTCGTTTCTTCCTTTGTCGCGTGGACGTGCCCGACGACGGCATTCTTCCAGGTCGCGGGATTATAGGCCGCCAGGGGAATTTTGTTCCTTTCGGCCCATTTCTGAATTGACGTGAAGACTATCTGAAGGCCCGCGATATTCCGTTGCCGGTTCTTCGAATGCCAGGCAGTCTTCACGTCTTCGATTGCGACTTCCTGGAAGCCGTACTTTCGGGCCAGGCGAACCAATTCGTTGACGATAAACTGGAACCGGAAGGAATATTCGACCTTCGTCGCGTCCAGCTTCCCCCAGGCGACAAGGCCCTGGTCCTGGAAGACGGACCAACCCGTAACCGTCGAAGACGGGTCAATTGCTATGAAGCGCGTCATGCGGCTTTTCCCCCTTCAAGCTAAACTCTGTCAATTCTTTGAACCAGGCTTCCAGTTGTTCTTCTTCCATTGGTTCTTCTTCAAGGAAGGCGATTGCCTGGTCAGTTTTTTTGTCGCCCACGATTTCCCTTGCGGCGTTCAATAGGTCACGGATTTTATCATTTATCGTTTCCGCTTCCTTCACTTTGCGTCGCGATACCGGCGCGATTTGACATACGAACGTGACAGCTTCGCCGATAAGTTGGGTCAGGGTCTTTTCAATTAACGACCGCTGGTTTCGGACCAGGTATTCGGCAATGAAGGCATTCTTCGCCCCGACGACGAAAACTTCCCCGTCGAACGAAAGCGGAACAATATCTTTTAACCAGGTCCGGAAATTTGAAGTGCTGACTTGCCCTTTTAATTCTTCCAAAGCTTCAGTCCATATATCATTGACAATATTCTCTGGAGTAATCTCTGTTTTAATCTCTGGTAATGGTGAGGTCAAATTGAGCCGACCATCGTGTCGTTTTGACCCGACCATAGTGTCAACTTGACCCGACGATTGTATCAGATTGACACTTTCGGCCAGGCGGTCATAATTGATTCGATACCATTTCGTCCGGTCAATCACAAGGCGGTTGAAGGTCCCCGTAATGATATAGCCGTCAGCTTCCAGTTCCATGAAGATTCGCTTAATCGTCGAAATGGACCAAAAGGGAAATTGCTCATGCCAGGCTTCATAAGTATTAAATGTCCAGTAATACCCGAAGCGGAAGTTCTTATCAGCCCGCTGGTTTATTCTTACCCAATAATGGACTTGTTGAAGGGCAATGGCATGGTTCAGCCCGACAACGACGGCCAGTTCAGGGATAACAACCAGGGGCCTTTCGTCGTAGAGTAACCGGCTTTCGACCCCCATTTATTATTTCCCCTTCGTCGGTTTTTTTGCCCCCTTGCCCTGGACGGGACCGTCGTCAAACGACCCGACTTCAATCACCCGAATCAATTTGTAACACGCCGGCGACGGTTCCAGTTGTTCCAGCGCGGCCGTGACTTCGAAAGGTTCCTTCGCGTCCGCGGGAAGGGCGTTGGTTGCCTTCACTCCCGCCATGACCGCTTCGGTCGGATTCATGCCGCGGCCGGCGACCGTGTGAATTTTCCCCGTCCCGTCGCTGATATAATCAATGACGACGCCGTAAGGCTTTGATTCTTCCGGAATATGGTTGAAGGTGACTTCCTGAATCTTGACCGCCTTCGGTTCCTGAAACAGCGATTCCGGCGCGGGTTTTTCCGCTTCTTCCAGGGCCTTGTCCAGGGGAAGGGTCCTTGCCGCCTTGATTACTTCGACCACTTCCTTCTTCGTATCGAACTTGAAGTCCATTGCCGCTTGCGGGCTTCCGATTGTGGCGTATAAGGTCCCGTGTGGTTGTTTCAGAAGATTGACCAGGCGGAAGATTTCGTACTGGTCAACCTTTGCCTTGAACTGGACACCGATTATAAGGTTCCCGTCGGCGTCGAACGCCAGGGCTTGCTTCAGGTCCATTATCAAAGGGAAGTTGATTTCGACCGCCAGCGGTTGAATGATTTCGGCCTTCTTTTCGGCTATCGCGGCCGGCGATTCCGCCTTTCGTTGCTTTCGGGCTTGTTTCCTTCGTTCCTTTTCTTCGGGCTCTAATCGTTTAGGCATTGGTAAAGTCCCCCTTTCGGAATAAAAAGAAGCGACCCGTATTCAGATTTACGGGTCGCGCTTGATAGTTTCACCATCGAAGTATCGGGTCAGAAGATTGTTCAGGAAGGCGGGAACGGAAGTGAACCCCCGCCTGACGGCTTCAAGGTGTAATTCTTTGTCAACCGTCTTCAGGATTCGCCAGTTCCGACCGACCTTCAAGGGGTCAACCTTCCCCTTTTTATGTGTTTCAGTTACCATGTGAACCCCCTTTCACTTTTCGAAAGTATCAATTTGACACAATTGTAACGCCGTCGTGTCGGCAATGTCAAGCCCCATTTATAGAGAATGAATATCAGGTTCCTTTGCCAGCGACGCGCTTAATTCCTGGGCGGTTTTCCAGGCCGCTTCCAGGTCCTTTATTTCGGACGGGTCATTGACGGCCAGGGCGACAACGAGTTCAAGCCGCGTAACCGGCGGCGTCAATTTCAATGACCTGGTCAAAAGGTCGCCGACGTGTTTTATCGGGTCCGTGGTCGGCGTTGAATCCTTTGCTATCTTTTCAGTCTTTGCGGCCGCTGAATTTGCGTCCTGGGGCTTCTGGACCCTTTCTGACAGGAAATTGTCCAGGGACTTTTCGACGGCCTTCCAGTATTTGTCCAGGATACGGTTCCAGGAATCAAAGTCAATTCCCAGGGCTTCCCCAGGTATCGGGGTCGGGCAAGTCAACACAAGCCCGACCTGGGCGATTGCCGTTTGACCTTCGATTGAACGACGCTTCACGCCTTCCAGGACCAGGTCAAGTTCATGTTCCAGGCGAACGATTTCCGGCGACTTACCATACCCGCCGCCGGCCTTCTTCTTCGATATGGGTTGGCCGTTGACGTATATCTGGACAATGTTCCGGTCGGGCCCGTATTGACTATCGGGGCGTTCGTGTTCTTCAATGTCGCAAAGGAAACGGTCCCCAACTTCCAGGCCCTTGATGTGGTCCTGAAGGTCCTGGTTGAAGACGGTATATTTTAGGGACTTTCCATGAAACCCGTCGCCTTCCGGAAGTGAAAGGTTCACCGCCATGACGGGAAGAAGGGACTTTTGTCCGCCCGAATAGGGTTTCGGGTCCTGAATTTTATGGATTTCAAGTTGCTGTTTTGGGAATACTTTATTGTCGGCCATGTTACTTGACCCCCGTTGAAATGGTCTTCACAATGGCGCGATACGCCCGACAATGCCCGTTCGTGCAACGAATCGCGTCCTGGTATCGGTTCAGGGCGGTCCGTTTCAAGGGCCTGGAACATGACTGGCAAGTCCCGAAATCTTCTTCCGCCTGGAACCGCTTCGGGTCCGGCCGTTCCGGAAGGTCCTTCCGGATAACCTGGGTTTCCGGTGCCGGTTCTTCGGTTTCCTGGTCCGCGGCCGATTCGCCCCGTTTGTCAAGGCATTCCTGGCAAGTCCATTTGGGGACGTCGCTTCCTTCAACTTCCTGGAATTCGCCTGACAAGGTTCCCAAAGGAATTCCTTCGGTCGTCTTCCCGCAACCGCCCGAACAAACAATGATTAAACCAGGGTATTCAGCGGCCGCGGTAGCTTTCGCGGCCGCTTCCTGGGCGGTCGGCATTTCGGCGACGTTCAGGAATCCTTCACATTTGACGACACGGTCGGCCGCCGGTCCCGTCAGGGTTTCGTCCAGTTCAGAAGCGAACTTCGGCTTGCCTTCACATTCCCCGAACTCATAAGCGCAATTGTCGCAAAGATTCACGGGCGGCGGCGTTGCTGGCGCGGCTTCGGGCGGACCTAGCGGCGTTTCTTCTTGCTTCGGTTGGATAACGGTCTTCATGGTCTTTGAAACCGCCTTTTGCTGTTTCCTTTTTTCTTTCCTTTTCCTCTTTTCAGCTTTGTTCAATGGTTCCGTCATTGGTTCATTTCCCCCTTATCGTGTATTTATTCGGACGGCTTCGTCCGTCCATACGCGGATACCTGGAATCTCAATCGTTCCCTTCGACCCTTTGACGACGCCGGTTACTTTGCCTGTGTCAATCATTTTATACTGGTCGGGTACCTGGGCGAAATCGGTCACTTCCCATTTGTAAACCTTCTGGAAGCCCTGGGTACCCATTCCCGTTCGGGTATGGTCGGGAACGGCGGGCGGGGCGACGGCGGTCCCTAGTTCCTGGGTATGTTCGCCGGTCAACTCCATTTCGGCCTGGGCCAGCTTCAACTTTTCGTCTTCAATCCGTTGTGCTTCCGCGGCCTTCCTTTGTTGTTCTTCGCGGAAAGCCTTGACCTTTTCCCTGGTTATTTGGTCGGCTTCGTCCAGGGGTTGAAGAAGGTCAGCGAAAGCCGCGTTGATTCCGTCAACCTGGGATTTGAACGGGGCCAGTATTTCGGCCTTCTTTTCCATGATAAGCTTCTTCGCATTGGCGATAATGGAAAGGTCGTCGGTCGCGGGCTTCAGGTCTTCGTTCGTCGTAATGACACGGGCAACGGCAAAGTCCCGAAGACGTTCGGCTTCAGCGGCGACTTGAAGAAGGCCAGGTTCGACAACCTGGCCCAATTCGCGAAGGGTATTCAGCGGGGCGGGAAGTATTTCCATTTCGGGCGGGGCTTGGGCCCCAGGGAAGACTGAACCCGCCGGAATGGTTTTGACGTCGAATCTGAAATCCGCGATTTCGGATTCGGTGACATCAATCGCTGTGACGACCGCCTTCTGAACCCTATCGCGGACGGGTACCTGGACGACGTCGCCAACCTTCAGCGGTTCCGCCGAAAAGTACGCGTATTCACGGCCGCTTACAATTACTTCTCCCGTGGATTCGGAAAGGTATCGAACCTTGACGATAATTGGTTCGGGTTCAGGTTCGGGGACTTCTTCCCCCAACGCTTCGGCTTCGCGCCGTTCCCGTTCTTCCTGAATACAATCGGGGCAACCTTCCCGAAGATTAAATTCCCCATGCTTACAATGTCCTTTTTGTTCCATTGGTCTTCCTTCCTTTCGTTTAGATTTGGGGACCCAGGATTCCCCAGGCCCTTATTGTAATACCTATGTATCGCCCTTGTCAATCCCAAAACAATAGAATTAAGTTGGGAATTACCACGGCGGCCAGTATGCCTAATATAGCAATGAACATCAGGACTTCAATAAACGTTATTCCCTTCATTGCACCTTTCTCCTTCGCTGTAATTCTTCCCATTCGGCTTGTTCGCGGCGTCGCTTCCGGTCTTCCAGGGCGACGTCAATATACGCCGCAATGAAGGACCCGACGACCAGGACCAGGAACAATAAACCGATACTTTCCCAGGTTATTTCCATTGCTTTTCAACCCCCTTTTTGATATTCCCCATATCAACCGGCAAAGGCCCCAGGATTTCGACCCTGGGGCCCCTGATAATGGCTTAATACTTATCCTTCAGTTCTTCGATTGCCTTTCGGATTTCTTCCCGTTCCTTTTCGTCCTGGTCCTTCAATTCGTTCCAGGCGTCCCAATCCGTGACTTCGACTTCCGCGGCTTCATGGACCAGGCGGACCAGTTCGTCGGGCTCGATTGCGTCCAGTTCCCAACATTCGTCGCCGTATCGGGCCATGTAACCGCCCGCCCGCGAATCAGTAACCTTCGTCGGATTCGGGATAAGGTCGTACTGGCGGACCTGGTCGAAGGATAAGGCGATTCGCTTCACTTCGACGCTGAATGAGAATCCGCGGGAATAAGCGTTGAAGCGGTCCCGAAGGTCACGGGTCATGTCCAGGCCGGAAGGGTCATGGTCGGCGAAGTGGAGTATGACGACGCGTTCGGCGTCCCCGCGGTTTTTCTGGAACCGGCGGACGGCATCGCTGACGTATGAATAGCTGGAATATCCCCTGGACGGGGCGACGATTGTATTCAATTCTTCCACGGCCCCCGCGATTACCTGGGAAAGGGCGTCCTTTTCGACCCAGGCTTCGCAATAAACGCCCTGGGTCGTCCAGTAACGATGGAAGAAGCGGTTTTCTGTGGTCCAGATTGCCGCTTCCAGGAAGGCGGTCGGACTATCGAAGGCGCGGTCGTCAATGGACCGCGAACGGTCAACGATTCGCCTTTCGTCAACTTCGCCCATTTCACGCGCCCTGACCAGTTGGGCCGAAAGCCCATTGTACGCGCTTCGAAGATTCGGGATTAGAATTTCGACAACCAATCGGTAATAAATCTGACGAAGTGTAAGCGGTATCGTATATTGACCGATTATCCGGTTGACGGCGGTGACTGTTTGTTCGTACTTCATTTTGTTGATTCCCCCCCTCTTGATACTTTACAACCGAAGGCGCGACCGCGGCCTTCATGGGTACATACCTGGTCCTTCGATTCGTACCCGTGATATTTCAAGGTTTGGGTACTAGCATATTCTATCGCTTTTTCCAGGTCCTTGTCAGCGAAGACGACTTGTTCGTCGCCGTCGGCCTTGTGCTGGATAAGCACTACGTTGTCAGTAGCCGCTATGAGGGTTCTGGCATATTTCCGATATAGTTCGTACTGGCCGGTCGCGAATCGGTACCGTAGTGAAAGTCGGTGATTGGGTACGGCCGCGGGCTGTGGTATCCAGGCGTAGTAATCCACTTCGGTCAAGGCGATTTCGGGGTCGTTCGGGTCGGGCGTTTCGAATTCAGATTCGCAAATAATCATTTTGTTGTTACTCCCTTTCGGTTTTTATTTGGGGCCCATTACGCGGGGCCCCTTCGCGTTCAACTCTATTCGCTTACGCGTCGCCGCGTTGCTTGTTCTTCCGGCTTTCCGCCCCGCGCTTCGACCTGGTCGAACGGCGGGCCTTCATTATTTCCACATAGTGCCGGAAGATAGTTCGGGCGACCCTGTTTGGAAGGATAATCCGCGAACCGCCTTCCCTGGAAACGGTTTCCAGGAAGACCGTCGCATTGTCGTCCGTGATTACCGTTTGAACGACCCAGGTTGCGGAAGGGAAGAACTGGTTCCCGTCGGCCGTGATTGTTGCTTGCCGACGCTGAAATCCTGGGGCCCCCCAAATCGCTTCGCGGGCCCGTTCGAAACGGTCAAGTGTTCCTGATTCTATTTGTTCGGGCATTTACTTCCCCCCTTTCGGTTTTCGTTTAGTTTTCCATTTCTAGGTAGATTTTCTCCAGGATAAACAAAGCTTCTTTCATGCCCGCGGCTTTGTTCCGGTGTGCCGCGGCCAGTTTGCTATCCTGGCCGTCCGCGTTGGCGGCTTCGTCGCCATGCTCTTTGACTTTGGCCTGGGTACGTTCTTCGGCCAGCTTCAGGATAAGCTTCGCTTCGTTACCTATTTTCGCCATGTCCTTTCGCCCCCTTTCGATTTATTTGGGGCTTCTTCGCCCCCGTCGGGACCCGACCGTTCGGACCACGACGGCGGGGAAGGAACCCGCGCCGGTTAATTATTTACATTTGTGTCCCCGTCCCCGTCCACCACGGGCCGAAATTAACTTGCCGCACATCGGACAACGCATTTTGGGCGGTTTCCCAAATACCAATTCTGTTATAGAAACGCCTTGTTTCTCTAATTGCTTGCTTCGCTTTTTCCCCTTCATTTTCACATTCCCCTGAAGAAAACGGGGACGGCTTCCAGGTCCAGCTTAACGGCAATTGCCAATCTGTGAAGCCCGTCCCATACTATCAGCGAACCATCTTCCCGAATCCTGATTTCGATTGGTTCCTTGATACCATTTTCCCGAATATCTTCCAGAAGCTTGTCGTCCATTTCGACAAGCCGCAACGGAAACCTGGTTTCGATTTTCAATATTTCAGTCAGCGGTATCTTCATTCAATCTTCCCTTCGGTCGGGCTAGTCAACCCGACCATTATCAGTATAAAAGATATGTACCGCCCTTGTCAAGCCCCTTTTCCAAATTGAAGCCGAATCGGGAACCAAAGGTATCATTCTTTTGGGCCATTACTTTCGTCATGCTTTTGAGTAACTTTGGTTGACAAAGGTGACTTCAGTAAACAAAGGTGACTTCGCGCTGTAATCGAAATTGTCGGGACCCGAAAGGAATTATATCAGGGCGGGGCCTGAAGCCCTGTGTTGGCCGTCCTGGGGCCGCTGGTAAGGGTAAAAAAAGGGACCCTGGGAATTAGCCCGATAATCCCCAGGGTCCGTCCGAAAGGAAGACGCCTGGCAAATTGCCAGGTCCCCCGAAGGGGCGTCAATGGGCGTACTTAATAAGTTCCATTATAGCGAACCCATTCAAGACGCCACTCCCGACCAGGAAGGCAACTAAAATCCAGAAGCGGATTTCAAGCTTGCCGACCTTCTTCGTAGTATCCTTGACCGTCCCGACCAGGCCCTTGTCGTCAGTATTCGGAACGCCGGTCAAAACGGTTTCAATCCGAACCATGCGTTCGCGGACGTCATAAATTGCTTCTTCAGGGGTCATTTTCGGCGGTCGGTTTTCCATTATCATTTCCCCCTTCAGGATATTTCTTCCAGCTTCAGGACGGCTTCGACGTTCAAGCCGCCTTCGGTAATATTGTAAATGAATTTGTTTATGAAAAAGTCTTCGTCAATCCCCATGTCCGAATAATTGACCGTAATCCGGTCCGATATTTTCAGGGATAGAATCTTCGTCAGCATTTCCTTGTTGGCATTTGTCAGCGTGATTTCGACCTTCGCCCGCGGCGCGTCTTCCTTCGATTCCACGTCGTCGGCCAGGATTTTCGCTTCGGCCAGGCTTGTCAATATTTCCGCCTTCACGTCGTATGAATGTTCGCCGTAAGTTTCCTTCGAAGTGACGTCTTCGACGTACACGGACCCCCTATCCTTCAGGTTGTACCCGTCGCCGCGGACCAGTAACCGCGTGACGTAAATCGGGGAAGTGTCGTCATTGGTCAGGGTCAGCTTCCCGCCCTTGCCGTACGAATTATAAACCGGATAAGACAGGCCCACGGTCAGGTTGCCGGTCTTATCCGCGCCAGACCCGTCGGCCGCGGCGTTGGCCTGGTAATCGGGAATGGCCGTCTTCGAACCGACGGCCGTTATCGTCACGGTCCCGTTCATGGTCGCCGTCGAAGTCGCGCCTGTTAGTGTATCGCCAGCATTGAAGGCCCCCGAACAACTTTCCAATATAAGGAAGTCCTGGCCGACTTCCCGAACAATGCCGGTATCGCCTGAAACGTTGGTCGTAATACCTTCGCCCCAAAGGAACGGACCGCCGGCAACCGTGCCTTCGATTTTGTAACCAATGGCAATCGTCGCCGCCGAAGTCGCCCCGACCCAAATATCGGCCACGTCGAAGGCCCCTGAAGAATCGCCCAGGATTATGTAACCGCCGCCTTGTTCCAGGACCTTTCCCGTATGACCCGAAACGGACCCCGTCACGGTTTCGCCCAAAAGGAAGGGGCCGTCCGTTATCTTCCCTTCAATTCTGTAAACGTTCGAAGCGGTCGCGGGTTCAATCAGGTTTACCAGGCAATCGAAGTCCTTCGATTCGAAGTAGATTACGACGCTATCTGTGGCGGGGATTGCCAGTTGACTTGACGCGACCCCGCCGTCCAGTACGTCGGCTTCAGCGCAACGCCATACTACCTGACCGCCGGTCAGCAAGTTCAACGGGTGTGGTTGCGACTTTTCCACGTGGACCGAAACCATATTGAAGACGTCTTCTTCCCCGCTGGCCCATTTCAGGCCGGTAAACGCCAGGTTATTCGTTTCATAGTCCTGATAAAAGATACAACGCGGCGTCGTATGGGACGCGCTGGTCCTGTGTGCCTTCGCTTCGAACCGCCAAAAGGAATCCTGGTCCTGATAGAAGAAGCCGTTTTCTTCCCTTTCGACGTTCCGGCATACCCGCAAGCCCGAAATGCCCCACCAGGATTTAAAAGGTGACGAATTGATTGTTTCGCCCAGGTCCATGATTTCGCCCAACTGTGAAACGTTGGCCGTGTTTTTATAGACTTCCTGGATAAATGACCGCGTTCCGCCTGGATACGCGGTATAAGAGTATGCCCTTCTGTAAAGGATATGGCGTTCCAGAATCTTCAAATCGTCGCTTGCTTCAATCAGGCACGTTTGACGTTCCTTGTTCGGGTATGGAATGATTCGGTCAATGGTCCCATAAAACAGGGAATAGATTCCGCCGAAGTTATCGTACCTGGCGTCGGTATCAATGGCCGGTCCGCCGACGCCGTGTTCGGTTTCCGTTTGATTATGGGTCGAACTGGTCGAAATGACCAGGGCCCCTTCGACGACCAGGTAAATATATGCGCCGTGAAGAATGACCTTGACCGTCTTCGTCAGGTCATTGGCCCAGGCCAGGGCCGCCGTTGCGACCTGGGTATCGTCCCCGCCGTCAACCTTGCGGATTCTAATATCGGTCCCGTCGGTTTTGACGTACAAGTAATTGTCAGTATCGGAATATCGGAAGACGATAATACAGTCATTATTCGCGCCCTTCGTGAAGTCAACCTGGACGTGCGCGTCCGGTTCCCCGAAGTCAATGACGGCGATACCGCCGCTTCCCGCTGTTTCCCGAAGCTTGCCGTCGTAAATGGAAAAGGTCCCCGATTCTTCGGTCCAGGCGAATTGACTATCCTTCGGGACGGTGTGGTTTTCAATAGCGACGCCATCAACATCGGTGAAGTAATCGAACGGGTACCCGTACGGTAATTTGATTCTGTGACCAGGCCGGACGGTTTTCCCGTCCTGATTATAGGGGCTTGCCGCATTGGGCGGACTGTATTTATGGTCAAAATTGTCCACGGTCAAGGCCATTAAGGAAGGAATCGCTTCGTTCAGCTCGCGGTCCTTTCCATATTCGATATACACTTCCATTATGTCGTCGTGTATGTCAATGAAATTGCCATCGTCGGCCCAATCAACGCCGACGGGGTTCCACGGATTGATAATGACCCCGCCTGGATAAGTGAATATTGAAACCTGGTTGCCGTACGCGGTCCCGTACACATTGGTCGCGTACGCCCGAATGTAATACCAGGTATCGGGGGCAAGTCCAGTTATCGAAGATGTGAAGGCCCCTGGCGCAAGTGGTGATACTTGTTCCGCCTTATCGTCGGCCGTGGTCGGGTTTGGACTGGTTGACCAACAATGGCCGTATACGGAAACGTCGTCGTCGCCGAAGCTGACAATGTTCCCGTGGCCGGTTGCCGATTCGGGACCTATCGCTGAACAAGCCTGGGTCGTAACGGTCGGTATATTGGCGGCCGGCGTTTGGAAAAGGACATGGTCGCCGTACGCGGTCCCCTGGGTATTGGTCGCATAAGCGCGAACATAATACCATTCTGAAGGCGTAAGACCGACCAGGTCTGAATCGAAGACGCCGACGTCCCTGGCCCCCTTTTCTGTTTTTGAATCAGCGGTCGTCGGATACGGGGTCGTCGCCCAAACGTGCCCGTGTTCGGTGACGGCGGAATCGCCAATATCAACCAGGGTCCCGTTGCCCGTCGCTGTTTCGGCTTGAATTGCGGTACACTCTTGCGTCGTAACCGTCGGGGCCCCCGCCGCGAAGGTTGTCAGTTCGACTTCGTCGCCGTAAACGGTTCCGGCGGTATTCGTCGCATAAGCGCGAACGTAATAAAGGGTTTCGGGGTCAAGGCCCGTTATCGTCGAAGTGAAAAGCCCCGTTGCCGCTTTCGCCCCATTTTCCGTTTTGTCGTCGGCAATGGTCGGGTTATGGTCGGTACTCCAACAATGGCCGTGTTGAGTAACCGCCGAATCGCCCAGGTCGGTTACTTCCCCGTGGCCCGTCCCCGAATTGTGGTCAATATCTTCGCATAGGTAAGTAGTAACCGAAGGGCCCCCTTCCACAATATCAACCCGTTCCAGGTTTTCTACATACCCGCTTATTTCATAATTGTTCCCAGTATTAGCGTTCTGTGTAGCATAAATATACTGGAAGTCTGCCTTGCTACGAAGGGTTATTGTCAGCGTGTAAAGAAGGTTCCCCATTTCCGAATCGCTATAAATATAGCAGTAGAGAGTACCATAAGTTCCAACGGATTCGTCCCTCACTACCTTCAGGTAATAGGTGGTATCTTCGGAAATGTTAAAGGTATAAGCGTGGACCACACTTGCCCCAACAACTTCATTCATAAAAATGTAAGGAACATCAGTTAAGTCGTGCCTCTTGCACCCGACCACAAGGCAATCTGTTTGGTCAAGGAAGCTACCAATAGCACTTTCAATCCCAAAGGGGAAGATTATCCCGCCTTTACTACCCCCCGTGATTCGGAAAGCAAAGGTAAAGGTAAAGTCACCGGAATAAAAATTTGCGCCCTTGTCCTTGTAAACATAGGCGTCTTCATTCCTCGTCAAAGAAGCCCACACAATTTGAGGGGAATAAACGGCAATCCTAGAATTCGGGTCAACTTCTGTATAGGTTAGAAAATTCTCAATCCCCATTATCTCCCGACCCTTCCTTCCCGACGTTGCGCTTCGGTGATTGTGCTGGCGAACCTTCGCATTTGCGCGTCGTTTTCCATGATAAGCGGCCCGCCCTGGATATTAACAGTCGTGGTCCGGCCGCCGCCGAAGCCGCCGGTCATTGCGTAGATACCCGCGGTCGCCGCCCCCGCGATTGCCAGGCCAGCACCAAGTTGAGCCCAACCCGCGGGACCCGAAAGGGCTCTGACAATGGCCTGGGTAACGGCCAGGGTCCGCAACCAGGTAATCAGGGCCCGAATATGAGGTAACATTGAAATAATCGCGGACGCGGTTGTCATCATTGCCCCGCCGGTCATTAAAAAGGTCGCGGCCAGTTTCGCCGTCGGGTCGTCAATCTGATTGACCAGGGCCCCGACCGCGGTCAACGCGCCCCCGACCGCTGTCAGCGTCATTTGGAAGTCCAGCGACGCCATAGTCGCTTGCTCGGTCGTTACCGCGAAATTATTCATTTGAGTTGAAGCGTCGTCCCTCATTCGAAGGACCATTACAGTTGAAACTTCGTCGGCCATGATTCCCCCCTTATGGTTGCCATTCGCCGCCGAATTGGGCGACGTTTTTTATGCCCCGATATATTATAATTTCGTCCAGTAACCGTTCGGGCAATTCGGCCAGGACGTCCGGTGATAAGCCGGTTTCCGTAATCAACATTGCTTCCCTTAATTGCGGCGGTACGCGAAATTTCTTCGGTATCTTGAAGGCCAGGAAAAGCCCTTCGCCTAACTCGCGCCGCCGCCAAATGCTAAAGGGACTTTATACATTTCGTTGACCTTTGCCTTCAAAGCTTGGAACACAGCTTCGGATTGTTCTTCCAGGACCGCGGCCGTCACTTCCCCGAAGGACCAGGAAGCGACCTGGTTCAGAATGATGATTTCGTTGACGGCGTTCCAGTCAATCCGTTCCAGGTCAATAGTAACTTCCAGTCCTTCACCAGCGGCCTTTGCCTTCAGAGATTGTTCGCCGTCTTCCCCCTGGGTCAATTTCACTTTGCCGGCCCCTTCCGGATAAGTCAGATATTGGCGGGTTGCTTCTTCGACGGCCCGCTGTGTCTTATGCTTCATTTCGGCGTACATTTCCGCCATGTTTCCGTCGGGCAAGTCAACCTTTACAGTTTCCATTCCGTCTTCCCCCCTTTATTCGATTTTACGTTATGGGAAAGGTACCCCTGGACACCTTGCCGTTGACCTGAAGTTCGGCGGCCGCCATGACCAGGTTCCCGACCCTGGTCGTAATCTTGAAGTTCCGGACCCAACAAGCCCCGTGATACCTAATGTCAGCGGCCGCTTGACCTTCAGGACCATAATGGAAGTTCACCGCGGCCGTATGGGTCCGAAGCGGCCCCAGGACCGTGTCGGGTCCGACGTCAGCGTCGTCCGACCACATAAGTTCAAGGTTGAATAGCACGTCTTCAAGGGACGGGTGCCATTTCCGGCCGCCGGCACCAAGCGCGGTCGCGTCCGACAATCCCCTGGGACCAGGAAGGCCGTCAATCGAAACGATGTACGGAGACAAGTCCCGTTCAGTACCAGGTGTCGTGTCGTCAATAATGAATGCGCTTTCCTGGGAATCAACAAATACTTCTGTCATTTTCCAATCACCCCCTTTTTATGACCTGGGCGGAACCCTTATTGTAAGGGCCCTTCCCCGCTGATATGGGCGATAATCCGCCTTCCCATATCATTCATTATCTTTTGCATTTGCGGCTTCAGTTGTGCGAATACGCGCTTGTGGTACGGGTTCGGTTCCGCGGGCCCGACCGACTTCCGGAAGAACTCCTGGCCGCCAATGAAGAAGTGAAGGAATTTTACGTTCTTCGCATAGACCGGACCGCGGCCTTCCCGAACAATGAAGCCGTAAAATACGCCCAGGGCGGAACGGGCCGCCTGGCGGATTTCAAGGACCTGGTTCATTGGTCCGCCGATTATCTGGAAGACGGTTGACTTGGCAAGCTTGCCAGATACCTTCGGGGTCGCGGCCGCCAATGGACCAGTCCCCGACGCTGGCACGATAAGCCGCCCCAACTTGCGGAAGCCTTCGTTTATCGAAATCCGCGTCACGGTATCCCCCGCTTCTTTGGCGCGGCGGTTCAAGTTTTCCAGTTCGCTATAATCGAATTCCAGTTCGGCCATTATTCCAACCTTCCAGGGTCAACGATTTCCCGAACTTCAAGGAAGTGTCTTCGACCTCGATACCCGCCCTTCTTTTCCTGGATAAGGTCAGGCGTATTCGCCAGCGTGACGTCGGTCCGCTGGACCCCCGCGACCGCGTTCAGCTTCGGGTATGCGGCCAGGGTATCAATGACCTTTTGGGTTTCGGTCCCGACCCTGGTATCCAGTTCGGTCAGGTCCCCCCGCCAGGGGACCATGACGTCCACGTTATAGGTCCAGATACGCCTTTCCATTCGCAAGGTGATTTGTTCCTTGCGGTGTGAATTATAAGACACGACGACGACGCGGGCCTTGCCCTTCCCCATTGGCCGCCGGTCGTATAGCTTCGTATTATCGGAATCGAAGTCGGCGTGTTTTATGATTGTCGCTATGATTCCCGCTTCGATTGTCGCCTGGCTCATTTCAAACCTTCCTTTTCGCCTTTTGTATTTCCTTCAGGCTCAATATTTCAGCCGGCCGCCAGCTCGTCATTGTCCAATTTATCGTCAACCGTCAACCAGGGACCGGCGTCCTGGATAATCCCCTTGACCCCGCTTGAATATCGGAAGCTTTTCTTTGCCTTCTTCGGTTTCCGCGGAACCAGCGGCCAGGTTTCCCAGGCGGCGGGTCCGGCGGCCGGCGCGAAGGCGGTTTTCCCTGATTGCCTTCAATGCCGACTTGAACTTGTTCCCGTAAGTCGTCGCCCTGGTTTCCCCTGATTGTTCGACTTCTTCGTCGGGGTTGTAAGCGTTCGCCGGTACCGCGGACAATAGGACCGCGGCCGCCCCGTAAGCATTGGCCGCGACCAGGTATTTATACGCCGTCGGATAATCGGTTTCGGACACGGGTACGGTATAGCCGACCTGGTCCAGTTCCCGATTCAGGTCCGCGGCCACATTATCCAGTTCGCTTTCGACCTGGGCCAGGGAAGGGACTGTATCCGTTTCGAACGTCCGGTCTTCGACAATGTCCCCGATTAGCCGTTCGACGTCTTCATGTTCCGCGTAAGTGTTCGCTTCAACAACCATATCAAGCCCCCCTTATATTTCGCCCGCCGCAACAAGTTGCGCGGCGTCGCCGCCAGCAAGCGGCGGTGGTTCTTCATAAGTAACCACCAACTGGGCACAGTTAGCGGAATCTCCATCCCAAGCATAAGAACGTCTGTAACAACCTGCAACATGATTACTTCTATCCTCAAAATCATCCCAAAAGATAACGATACTCTGTCCTGAATTCCATCCACCTCTATCTATGATTTCCTGTATGATAGAAGCAAAAGTAGTTGAACCATCAGTGGTAGGACTATTGTAAAACGTATTTAATGTCCATCCTGGTATGCTATCCCAATTCATCCTTGCTGTGGTTCTGTTTGCCCAACGAGCGTCAAAAGCAACTTTGTTGTCAAAAGTGGCGGGGTTGTCAGCTTTTTCGGCACTTATTCTTGTTTTAACAGTAACACCACTTGTAGCATTGGAACACTTCTGACGAACATAAGCCGAAGTAATAGTTGCCCCTGATGGAATAGTGATATTGGTAAATCTCCAACCAGCCCCCGCCTTGTTCCAAGCTGAATCTGCACCAACAATGTTATGAGTATCTCCCAGGTCAAACGCATCAATGGACAAAGCACGAAATACATCATCGGTACTCGCCCCAACTTGCCGCTGGATTATTGGCATTATCCCCCCTTAATTGAACCAAACACGGATTACGGCGGACACGTCCAGAAGTTCCAGGGTATCCCCCGTCGCAATGACGGCGTCGGTCCGTTCCGTTTGGTCGGACCGAAGGTTGTACGTCCCGTCGGCAATGGTTATGATTGACTTAATATCAATCCCGCCGAATAGGACGGTCCCCCCGCGGTATGCGCTTCCGTCAACCTGAAGTGAATTCTGAACGAAGGTCAATGCTGGAATATCGTTGGTCCCCCAGGCCCCCGTCGAAATCTTGATTCGAAGCTTCTTATCGGCGGCGGCAATCTGATTTTCAGCCGTCGAAGTATCCAGAAGGGCCCCGATTATCAGGACCAGGTCCGCCCGCTTAATGGTGATTCCGGAAGGAAGGCCAGCAACGGCCACGTCCGGAAAGGCCAGGTCAGCGACATTCCCAACCGCGGGAATGGCGATAATCGCCTTCGGCAAGGCCGACGGGAAAAGCATTGAAGGCCGGTCCCGATTCAAGGCGTCCATGTAACCGGCGCGGTCCGCCGAAAGCCTGGTCAATATAGTATCAACATTCGTTTCTAGGGTCGAAACGTCAGCTTTATTTCCTTGTGGCGGATAACTCATTTCAATTTACCCCCCTTACACGTATTCGTGAAGACCAAAGAAGAAATCCAGGGTCGCGTTATTGGTCGCGTTCTTCACTTTGGCCCATATCTTCGTCCCGACGTCCAGCAAGGGCATTCGCAAGTCAGCGGGTGCGCCCCGTCCGGCCGCGCTTTCCTTCATATAATAGACGTCGGTATATTGCCCCGCGGCTTCAGCGTCCGCGGCGGTTCCCGTTCCGTAAATGAAACGGACGATATAAGCCGACGTCGCGCTTGAAGCGACCACGAAGAATCTGTGAAAGTCGAATCTGGTATTCCCCGAAATGGCGGGCGTATCGGTTGAACCCAGGACCTTGATTTCAGTCCCGAAGACCCCGTCGCCGCTTGCCGCCTGGAAGACGGTCAAGCCACTTCCGGTCGCCCAATTAGTTCCCGACTGGTCGCCCGACTTCCCGAACCAGCGTTCGCGATTGTGTTCATGTTCTTCGATAATCGGAATATCGTCCATGTAAACCGCGCGCGTTTCCGTAAGCCTGGATAACAAGGTTGACTGGTTCGCCAGGACGTCGGCCTTATCAAATCCCTGGGGCGGATAACCCATTCTATTGTGTCCCCCAAAGGATTTCCTGGACCCGTAGCAAATGGCCGTTTTGATTTTGGTCGGACTGGAAGTTTATTTCGTCCCCGTCATGGACCAGCAAGTCGAAGATATAAAGACAACTTGCGGCCAGGTTCGCCCCGCCGTTGAAATGGCTAGTCAACGTATTGGTCCCGTCCGAAATCTTCGCCGTGAACTTCCCCGCGGCCGGAAGCATGACTTGAACACGGAAAAGGACCGGATAATCGGAAGGGGTCAAGGCGGCCGCCAGGAAGTCGGCATTGGCAAGCTTGTTTCCGTTGTGGACGTTCGCCTTTTCAAGCGGAATCGCTTTGCGTGTGACCTGTTTTGCGGAACGGTTGTCCCGTGAAGGTGTGACCATGATTCGTTACCCCCTACATTCTTATTCAGGACGGCCCCCGAAGGGCCAGTAACCCGTTAGTATTCAATTGTCAGGTAAGGGGCCCCCAGGTTGACTAGGGGCCCCCAGGTGCTATTGTCTAACTATCGCTGAAGCCCCCGCTGAAGGCGGTTTCGTCAACGACCACTATACCGACGGCGCGCTTGTCCGCGTTGTTGACCATTGTCGGCTTGACGGCGACCCGACAATCGCTGTAATGGATATGACCTTCCGTCGCGTCGTCATTGATTGACGCGGTTTGTAACCCATATCCGTGAGTAATGTCGCAACCCTTGACCCGTGACCCGAAGGTCGCGGTACATACAGAAGCGACCAGGATTCCAGTCGTTCCCGTAATCAGGCAATCTATAACTTCGCAGTTGTGGAAGTGGGTTCCCGCGATTGAAAGCCCGATTACCAGGTCCGAAGCGTGCCCCGTGCTTATATGGCAATCCTTCAGGACAAGGCCGCTTGCGCCGTATCCCCAGGTCCCCGTTGTTCCGATTAGAAGGCCCGCGGCGGGCGAAATCGCGTCGTGGCCCGCCATGAACGCGCAATTCTCGAACCTGGCGCGGTATATCTTGTCAATGTCGAAGGCGACCTTTCCCGACCCCGCCTGGAACTGAAGATTATACATATTCAGTCCACGGGCGGCGTCAGCGTTGACCCCGTCTTCGGCCCCTTCCCCGTCAGAATCCGCGCCTATGCGGGCGATACCAGCCCCGTTCCCCCTGGGGTCGGCCCCCAGGCCAATCATATCGCAATACGACGGAAGGGCGGTCAGACTGGCATACGGGGACCCCGTTCCCTGAATGAATATCCTATTGCGGATATATTGGTTCAAGGAAGCTTGACGCGCGCGATATGCTTCCGAAGCGCTAACGGCCGCGGCTATTCCAGCGAACGCCCGCGCCCAGGACCGCCCGTTCATGCTGTCGCTTCCCGTAATGTTGTTGACGTAATAGTCGCGGCCTGGGTTTTCGCCCAGGAATCCGCCGCTGATTTGCCCCGCCCGTATCACGTCAAAGACGCTTGTTCCCCTGAATCTTCTTACTACACTATTCATTTTGATTAGCTACTCCTTTTTAGCATTTCCGTAATGGGCTTCCCCATTCGGATATTCAAAACGTTAGGCTGGCCGACCGCATTCAGGACATACGCCGTTTTCAAGGTCCTGGGTCTTCGCGCAATAGGCGCAATATACCCCCTTTTCGATAACGACTTCCTTCTTTTCGGCGGCTTCCTTCTTCTTTGGTTCCTTCTTCTTTGCCATGTTACCCCCCTCGACTATCGGGGGACCGAAGCCCCCCGATAATTATTTTGTTCGTGTTTAGCTTATGACGGAAGCGAAGTAAACGCCCAGGTCAGCCCCCGTGACCTTGAAGTCGAACGCGTGTTTCCCTTTCAGGAAATCGCGGTCGCGGTCTTCCTGGACGGTCGGGACAACGTTCGTGGTCAAGCCGGAATCGTCAATCTTCCAGGCGAAGGTATAACCGGACGCCGGTTCCCGCAATGCGGGGCGTTCGGGGACGTAAAGCATAAGCGCGTTCTTCCCCCAAACGAAAGCCTGGACCGCGGTGCCAGCCAGTTCAGCGGACGTTCGCTGGACGCATTTCCCGATAAGAAGCTTTTCAATGTCCAGCGCGGCGGCGACTTCTTCCACGGACAGAATGCCCTTCCCCGTGTATTTATACATATCCAGAAGTAACGGGTGCCGGCGAAGCTTGCTGAAGACCTGTTTCCCGATTACCAGGGCATTCGGTTCCACGCCGGTATTCTGAAGGACCGTGTCGCGGTAAGTGTCAATGTCTTCCGGCGGGTCGCTGTTGTCGTAATCGTCCCAGGCGACGAAGTCGGTACCGACGGTCGGGTCCGTGTCCCATATATCCGCGGCGAAGATTGCCGCGGCGATTTGGATTTCGCGGTTCAGCATGAATTGATGGGCCAACCATTCGGCCCCTGTTTCTTCCAGTTGGACCGCTACGTCCTGGTTCTTCTTATGTTCCCAGGGTATCGCGTAACCCAGGTGATAAATGTCGCAGAAGAATTCGTCGTTGGAAAGCTTAATGCGACCTTCCGGATAGGTGTCCCCAGGGGTCCGGCTTTCAACCTGGTTGGTCAACCAGGAACCCTTGTCCCAAATGTAGTATTTGTCGCTTTGCTTTTCCACTTCGACCAGCGGGAAGACCTGGTCCGCGATAAAGGATTTGTTCCGGTATGCAATGGCGATTTCACTTAACGCCGCGTCAATGTGTACGTCGCCAATGGTCGGATTTCCGAATTTCGATTTCATTTCCGAAGTATCCCCCTTATTTAGATTTCCAATGACACGGATTAAGTGGAAGCACCCCCCTTGACCGGCGTCGCGAAGTTGAAGTTGAAGACCCCTATTTCGTCGGTATCCGCGCCTTCAACGCATTGCCCGACACAGAATAAGGTTATATCCGTCCCTGGAGTAAACAGGGCAACCTTTCCGCCGCTGGCAATGCGGACCAGTTCGCCCGCGTCAATATCTTCCGCGACCACGCCAGGGGCGCGACCGACAATCAGAAGAAGCGCGTCCTTGCTATTCGCCGGATTGTTCAGGACAAGCCCCACGGGTACGTCGGTATCGCCGGTCGGAAGGACGATTTCGCGGTCGTCGTTCAGTTTAGCCCCGTAATACTGTTTGGACGAATAGTCGGCCAACGACGAAGCCGTCTTCATGGATTCCGTCCAGATTAACTTTTCGTTTACGCCCATTTTAAGCGTACCCCCTTCTTATTCGATTTTACTGGCCCCTTCCTATTGCCGCCTGGCGAAGTACAGGTCGGGGCGGGCTTTGGATACGGCCTTGATTGCGTCCACCTTCGAAACGGTCGGATTGGCCGTCATGTGCTTCGCAACTTCGTTGTCGAAGTCGGTCGGGCCGGCGGCCCTGGAAGTGCCGGTGATTTTCAATGCTTCTTCAGCAAGCCGGTTCGCTTCCTTCAAGGCTTCGTACTGTGTTTCGGCCGTTTCCTTCCCCGCTTTGGCCTCTATACCGGCCAGCTTGACGGCGTGTTCATTGGCGGTCCCAGGAATCGCGGTAAATTCGCGGGTCTTGTCTTCCCATTCGCGAACCGATTCCTTCGCCTGAAGAACGGCGATTGTATTGGTCGCCTTCTTCAGTTCCGTCTTCATTTCGCCCGCTGGTACAGCGGCGGCCTTTTCCACAAGGGCTTGAATAGCCGCGACAATGTCTTCCACGGTCGCGCCTTCGGCCAGGCCCAGGGCGGCGGCAATGGCGGCTATATCGCCTTCCTGGAATGCGGCCTTCAGGTCTTCAACCTTCGGGGCTTCGCCTCCTTCGAATAGTTTTACCAGGTCCGGAAGGCTCATTGCCCGAATTTCTTCGGGCTTTTTCCCTTCTAGTGCTTTTGGCAATTTCATTAGATTATTACCCCCTTCTTTTGATTTCGAAAGTGACTGGCCCTTCAACCAACCACAAAGACGTTCGGGGTCGGTAATGCCAGCCTTTCCCGTAAGGCTTGCGACGCATTGGTCGAACCCTACGCGACCGACCCAGGCAATAAGAGGACCGACGTCCCCTTGATATTCCTTGTCGGCCAGGGCGCGGATTTCTTCGGGTATTTCACCTTCTTCAGCCTGAAGCCGTTTTAGTTCAGTAATCACGTCTTCAATCGTGGCATCTTCAGGAAGGCCCAGGTCCCCCGCCAGGTAACGCATACGTTCAACGATGGTATGGTAATTGGTTTTACCCATATCGCCCCCCTTCTTCTGGTTACTTTTCCCGACCAGTTGTTCGAAAAGAGTGTTCAGGTTTCCGAACATGGCCCTGAATAATGGCGCGCCGCGCTTGCCTTTGATGATTTCGGCAATCTTACCCCGTATTTCATCGAATTCGGCGCGAAGTTCGCTTATTGGTAAGTCGTCCCCAACCGTGAACGTCAATACCCGCGCGCCTTGCCGTTTCCCGCCGAATACCAGGGCCCTTTCCAGGGTCGCGTCGTCAACTGCCGGTTCTTCCGCGCCCAACAACGCGACGCCCGTAATTACGGGGCCGAAATCCCCGACCACGTCTTCAATCTCAACCGATACGGTCGAGTATTGGCCGCCTTCGCAAAGGTTGGAAATCGGTTCGGGGATATTGTCGAAGCCCGCGATTAGCAAGCTTCCTTTGCGTTCCAGGGAAATCATCTTCCCCAGGCCGATTTGACCCTGGCCTTGTTCCCCCGTAATAGTTTCAACGGGGACTTCCAGGGCTTCGGCAATCCGACGGTTGAATCCGTCGGACGTATGCCCGCATTTCAGCGGGACAACGGCGGGCACCCCCGCCGTGAACGCTTCAACCATTTTGTCCAGGTCTTCATTTGTCCAGTCGCGGGTCACGCCCGCGCTGTCAGTCCAGGTTCCCGCGGCGAATATCTTGACGCCGGTAATCTTCTTCATGTTCGGGGCCTGAAACTGTTTGACCCAACCGAAGCGGGTCAGTTCGTAACCTTCCGCTTCCGCCGCGGCGGTCGCTTCCTTGAATGCTTCAGCTTCCGATTTTTGAGCAACCAGGGCGGCGTCATAAGCGGTCAGGAAAGGTTCGGGGTATTTATCGGCCGACAAACCCGCCGGCCAGGTCCCCAGGATTTTATGATGTAACCACGCGCAAAAGCCTTCCGGACTGGACTTGTCCGAATTCTTCGCGACGCACTCGTCGAAATCAGCGTACGGACCGAACGGCATTTTCAGTTACCCCCTTTTCGACTTTGGGCCCCCGTTATAATAAAAAAGCCCCGAAGGACGGTAATCCGTCTTCGGGGTCGGTCGGGCCAACTTTCGGGCGGTCATGGTAGCGGGTCGGGGAATCGAACCCCGTTCTTCGGCTTATGGGACCGACGACTTTCCGCTTGTCCTACCCGCGCCGCCTGTATTCAGTTGTTAAACCTGGGGCGGTCGAAGATTTTACCGCTTCGACGGCTTCGGCCGCCCAATCCCTTATTTATCGCGGCTTGTTTCGGCCTACTGGCCCGCCAGGGCCGCTTCCGCGGCCCCCGCCGCTTTGCGTTCGTTATCAAGATTATGGTTCTTCTTTTCCAAAATGTCAAGTAGGTCGGAAATCGGTATGACGGCGACGTGTCTTTGCCCGTGCCGGCGGTCCTTGATTACCAGGTTATCGCCGACGACCTGGGCCAGCTTTTCGGTCCCGCAACAATCACAATAAATGACGTCGCCGTCAATCATCATATACGCCCCTTCGCCATTCGCCGTCACGGAAGACGGATACATGGCAACGGCAATTCCCGCGGCAAGTGACTTGACCAGCGGGGACGGTCGGAAGCGTCCGCCAACCGCCAGGATATACGCCCGCCAGTTCAGCGCAACCATAGAATCCAGGCGACGGTTTACAATGGACCGCCCGCGGGTCCAGGTCCCAACGGACGGGTTCAGGCGGCAATCCTTCGGCGGCCCGTTCGTCTTCCCGAACCCCGCCCAGGGTCCTTTCCGTTTCGAATATCGCGACCCAATATCCGCCGGCATATTGGGCGGGCATGGTACGTCCGGCCAGGGTCGCGTTCTTAATGGCCAGGGCGACGGCCCTTTGTTGTTCAGCGGCCAGGCCGCCGATTACAGCAATTCCGACGGCGGGTACCGCGGTCGCCAGGGCCAGGGTAAGCTTTTCGTGAACCTTCGGGACCAGGTTGTTTTTAATGAGCAATACGTTTTCGCGGATTTGTTGTTCGGTCATTCCCAGGACCGCGGGAAGTTCAGCGCGGGAACCGGCGGCCGTTTTGACGGCATTCTGGATTCCCTTCGTTTGAATTTCAACCAGGCGTTCTTCCAGCTTCGGGATTTGCCGGTCAATATAAGCTTGAAGTTCGGGGAGTGTCGCCCCGCGTTTGGCCCGTGCCGCGATTTCGCGCTTCATGCCGGCGGCCCATTGGTCATAAATACGGACCAGCTTCCGTTGTTGGCGGTTGGTTTGTTGTTCCCAATCCCCCGAACCGATACGCTGTTTTTGGCCCGCCTTCGGACGGGCCTTGAAATTATGATACTTCGGTTTTCTCATAACCCAAACAACGGCCGTCAGCGTCCAGGTGAACGTCCATACACGCGCAACGGCCCGTATTTTTAAGGTTCCATTTACAATCGTCCCTATCGCAAGTCAAGGATACCTTCCCCAATTCGCAACCGTCTTCGCGCCAATGGGAACAATGCTTCGCCTGGCAAATCCAGCGTCCGTCCTTCTTTCCCCAGGTACAGGCCATTATTCCTTCTTCCCATAAGTGACGAATACCCTGTGCATTTCCCCGAATTCGTCGAAATCTTCTTCCTGGTCCGTGTATAGGTCCTGAATGGTCAAGCCCGATGTTTTCATTAAGGCGATAAATTCTTCCAGCGTCGCGGTCGTATCCACTTCGCCCGAAACCTTTTGGGTATTCGAATAAATATAAATGAAGGCTTGTCCGTTCTTCTTCAATACCCTGGAAAGTTCCTTGAAGCTTCGGTTGATATTCGTCGAATGAAGGACGGACAAGGTATAAACCGCGTCGAAGCTTTCATTGGCGAACGGTAATGCTTCCGCGTTGGCCGTCCGGAAATCAACCTTGACGCCGACTTCCTTCGCGTTATTCTTCGCTATTTCGACGGCCTTCGGAACCACGTCAACACCCGTTACCTTGAAGCCCGCTTCCGCGAAGAATATCGAATCGCGGCCATTGCCGCAACCGACTTCCAGGACCGACTTCACGTTGGCCGCCTTCAGTTTTTTGACGTAATCCTGGGCGAAGGCGGACGGGGTCTTATCGGTCGCCCAATGGGGCAAGTCCCCTTCGTATTCTTTGCCCCAATCTTCAGGCGTCATTTTCTTGAACGTCTTATCCTGAAGGTTCCTTATCAATTCGGACAAGCTATGTTCCAGGCGGTTAATCCGTTTACTGGTTTCCTTCAATCCAGCTTCGGGCGTGTCGAATAATCCTGGCATTGGCGGTTGCTCAACGTCACGCGGGGCCCCCCGTTCTTCTTCCGGAAGTTCCGGAAGGTCCGCGATTGCGCGCAAGTGGTCTTCGTCAATGTCGGTCGGCGTAAGCAATTTCGCGCCGGCCGCCGTATTCAGCGCGGTGATAAGGGCGTTCAGGTCAACCTTGCCTGGTTTTTCCCAAACGATTGTCGGATACCCCGATATTCCAGTCCAGGCATTGAACCGGAAAAGGTACGGGACCAGTTGAAGATTCCAGGTTTCCAGAAGGTACCGCTGGACCGCTTCCAGGACCAGGGTAAAAAAGTCCTGGGAACCCTTGACCAGGGATTGCGTCCCGACGGTCCCCATTCCCAGGATAAGGAATTGGGCGAAGAAGCGCATGAGTGTAATTTTATGCCAGCGGTCAATGACCACGTTGACGTCGTATATCTTCGAACCGCCGCCATAAGCTTGAATTTCAACGCCAGGCGGGGCGATAAGGTAAACTTCTTCGTCCTTCCGAAGACCCTTCAGCGCGGCCTTCAGGTCGTCAAGGTCCGCGGGTTCGAAGTTGTCGTCGGTCAGTTTAGCATAAGGCATTCCGCCGACGTCGCGTTCGATACCGATTCCTTCCAGGTCTTCCAGGTTGCGCGCGAACTTATAAGGCCGATACAGGGCCCGAAGTATCGAATGACCCTGGGGATTCCCCTTCCGGCCGCGATACCGGAAATGTACGCATTTCGCAATTGGAACCGTGTATTGTTCGCCAGAATTCGGGTCATTCTGGATAAAGGAAACAAGCTTGTCCCGTTCGTTCGGTTCATATTCCCAACGGTTCAAGCTTTCCTGGCCGCGCGGGTCAATGTTCTTCAACCAAAGGCGGCCGTCAACCCGTTTGTCCAGGATAATTTCCCCCAGGGCGAACCCGAAGTCCAGGCATTCCAGGGCGTCTTCAGCATGGGAAATCCAGGGTTGATTTTCCATGTTGTTCATTGTTTCCCATAACCATTCGGCGGCGGCTTTGTCATTGGGGCTTCCCCCTGGGGCCGATTCGACGTCGAAGGAAGCGGCCTGAAGGGGAAGTTTAATCGCGTCAGTCAAGGCCCCGATAATAGGGTCGTCCCTCATTTCCAGGTATAGCTTGACTTCGGTTGACCAGTTTTTGATTGCGTTCAGGTATTCTTCGCGAATGCGGCCGCCGATATGCTTCAAGCCCGTGACGCCGACCACGGTCCGGATATTGCCCGCGTCGCTTTGGTATCTACGCGAAAGTGGTTTTAGTCTTCGGCCGCCGCGGTATCGTGGGTTCTGTTTATTTTGGGAAGGGTTCGGCTTTCGGTTTTCCATTCAACATTCCCCCTTCGGTTATTTCGGGCCTTCCAAAAGTTTACTGCTATTTTCTTGAAAGTGTCAAGTTGATACAATCGGGACAAGCCCCTGGATATAATTCCACTTGCTATCAGCGCGAACGAATATGAATCCTTCGGGTATTTCGAAATGACGGTTTTCGTCGGGATATATCGTTATCGGTTTATACTTCATGGTCCCCCCTTTTTAATCACGCCAGCGTGACTTCTTTTCTTCGGTTTCGACCCCCTGGCGGTGTCCCTTCAACCGCGGCTTCAGGAAGCGCAAGCCGTGAACCAGGACGTCCACAATATCGTCATGGGCCCCGTTGGGAAAGTCCCCGACTTCCTTCAGGAAATCGGCCAACCAGGAAGCATGACGCGGGATAAGGACCTGGCCGGCTTCCATGACGCCGGTTACGGTATGGGCCCGCGTGACCTTGTCGTCAATGGCCTTGACCGCCCGAATCGGGACCTTCGTATCCTGCCGAAGTTGCTGGATAAGGGAAATTCCGGCCGACTTGTCTTCGATAATGACATTGTCCGGTTCCCATTTGTCATATTGCGCTTCGCTCGCACGTACCAAGTCAGGATATATAAGCCTGGCGGCGTACAGGTCCAGAAGATAATACCGGCGCGGGTTGTTCGCCTGGCCGATGGTAAGACACGCCGAACGGCTATGCCGTTGCTTTTCCTTGTGGGCCGTATCCCATATCTGGACGACACGCGAAAAGGTTGGCGGAAGGTCTTCGTCTTCGTACGATTTGAACCAGGCCGTTTTGATAATACCGCCGCCTTCCGGTTGCGGCTTCCCGCGGTATTGCGCGGTCCACCAAAAGGGGCCGGCGGCGACCCGAAGCTTCTTCAGGGCCGTTTCGTCGTACCGTTCGGGCCAAAGGGCTTCCCCTGGTTTTCGCCCCAGGACGTCGTTTTCTTCGGCCAGGGCCGGAAGGTTGATTACTTCCCAGGGGTCGGGCTCGACGTCTTCTTCTTCCAGGACCAGTTCTTCTTCGCTTTCCGGCGGGTTCCCCAATAAGGCCCCCGCCAGGTCTTGTTCATGCCAGCGGGTCATAATGACGATAATGGACCCGCCAGGTTGAAGCCTGGGCCGGACAACGGACCGATACCAATTCCAGTTCCGCCGACGGTACACTTCCGAAAGGGCTTCAGCGTCGTTTTTAATCGGGTCGTCAATGACAATCAGGTCGAAACCCCGACCCGTGAAGGGGCCGCCGATACCGGCAACGGTCATTCCGCCGCCATACCCGCGAAGCCGCCATCGGCCCTTCGCCTTCGTGTCCTGGGTAAGCTGGATATTCAGTTCGTCGCCGTGGTCGGTAATCGTGTCCTTCGCCTTGCCGCCCCATTCGGAAGCGAAACCCATTTCATACGACGCCAGGCCGACCTTCTTCCAGGGGAACTTCTTCAGGAACCAAACGGGCGTATAATGTGAAACCAGTTCGGACTTGCCATGTTGGGGCGGAATCGTGATTACCAGGAACAAGGCCCGTTCCGCGCATTGGGCGATTACGTCGGCCAGGAAGTCAATATGCTGAATCCGTTCGTATGACCCGTTCGACAAGTGATTCCCCAGGGCCGCCGGCGTCCTGGTCCAGTTGGACACGTCTTCAGCGCGCCTTATTTCGACCGCGGTCGCGGCGTCTTTGAATAGGTACGGCGTCTTCGTAATCATAATTCGAATTTAACCTGGTCAATAACGGGCTTTTCTGTTTCCAGTTCCATGACAGTTTGACGGCAACGATTCGCCGCGACTTCGCAATCCCGTTCGTTTAATTCAATACCGATACATTTCCGGCCATGCTTCTTCGCGCAAAAGGCCGTCGTCCCCGTCCCCAGGAACGGGTCAACGATAAGGTCGCCTGGGTCCGTGAATGCGGCAATGACACGGCTGGTAATATCTTCGCTGGTATAACCAGGGTGTCCATAATGATTTTCTCTGAAGAAGTAACCCAAGCCCCGCATTTGGCAATCGTACCAAACGTCCTTTGTCAGTCGTTTCGCCAACGCATTCGTCAATATCGAACCGAATTGATTTATCAGTTTCCCTTTGCCAAACGTACCTTCAGGCCGCCAGGGAAGGACGATTTGTTTGAAGTCGGTCCCGAGCATATTCCAGTAATCCAGGATATACTTCCTGGGGACGTAAACCGCGATTGATTCCGGATTCAGCCGTTTGAATTCGCCAATCCAGAAGCGGCAAAAGTCCAGGTATTCGTTATCGGGCAAATTGTCGGTCCATGGACCATAATCCTTTCCGACGTTATAAGGCGGGTCAGTCCAATTGAAGTCGGACGCGGCCAGCGCGGGTAATATCTCACGACAATCGCTGTTATAAATCGTAATGCCGTCTTCTTCGTAAAATGGTTTCATTGGTCCCGGGACCTTCCTTTGCCTTGTCCCTTCTGAATTCAATAATCCGGCAATATCTTCCTTATTCTTGCCGCCCTTGCGAGCTGACGAGCTGGTTTTCCTAGCTACGAATTTTCCGAGCTGAAAATCGAGTTGCGGAAGTACGCTTCCGCTTCAACCCTTTACCTCATAAGCTTGACAGAATTCGTCGAAATCATACTTTGCGAATGTCCAATGCTGATTGACCCATTCGGCAAGCCTGATATATTCCCGCTTTCCCCGAACCGTTTCATAACGCATAACGTAAGCGCGACACTTCAGGCGGCGAAGAAGGTTCAACCGTTCCAGGTCTTCTTCGAATGTAGTATCGAAACCGACCAGGACATAAAAGAAGACGTCATGGTTCAATCCCGCCTGGCGGACCAGGGCGACCTTTTCTTTAATTATGGCGGCCATTTTCGGGTCGTCAAAAGCGAACCGAAGACGCCGCATTTTAAGCTTCTGAAGCAAAGGAAGGGTCCGTCCGTTTACCAGGCGAATATCAAGGCCCTGGTTGAAGTCAACGATTAAACCGTTCGAAACCAGTTGTTCGACAATGGTTTCGAAGTGGTCAGGAAGGGCCAGGATATTGTTATCGAGCAACGTCAAGGTTTTCGCCTTCCCGTCCCAAACGTCGTATATGTCGCCGACCGCGCGGATATTCCCTTCAACCAACGGGACCAGGCAAAACGGGCAATGCCGGATACAACCCCGCGTTGTGAATCCGTAATTGATTCGCGCCTTGACCGCTTCGACTTCAGCGGGAAGCTTCGGCGGCGGGTCAATGAAGCCCCAGGTGCCCGTCCCGCCGACGACGGCATCGGGCCGCAACCCGACCAGGTTTTCGACCTTCGGCCAGGACTTCGTCAGTATCGTTGAAATGTAAACCTTGTCCGCCTGGTCCAAGAAAAGCGGCATATTCCAGGTCACTTCGTCGCCCTGGTTTTCATGCCATATCGCCAACTTGTGAAGGGCGATATTGGGAAGCTTCCCGTCGGCGTCTATCAATAGCACTTTCATTCGACTTTCCCATTCCTATTATAAGCCCTTCTTCGGTTTTTTCCCAGGTCATTGAAAGGCCCATGTCCGCGGCGACCTGGTCAGCGACCCATATCTGGAACCATTCGTCCAGGTCCAGTTCAATCGGTTGGCCATTTGAATTCGATTTCGACATAAGCCGTAAATGCTTCAACGTCCGCTTCCAGGAAGTATTCAGGGACGGGAATCACTTCAACCGTTATCCCGACTTGTCCGCCCTTGATTGCCCGCTGAAGCTTTTCGGCCGTCGCCCTGGTTACAAAATACCGGTATTTCAGCGGCGTCGAATACTCCAATACCGCTTCAACCGCTACGGGCCCCCCTGTGCTATCCTGGGGCCGCTGAAGCGGGCTTCCCGCGGTACCGCCGCCCCTGGTCGGCAATCCGTAAGGTTGAATAGCTTCCGAACGCGCCTGGGGACAATGCCGGTGTATCCGGAACGGCCGCTTTCCAGGGTTCCGAACGAACCTGATATTCCCGCGCTTCAGCGGGCCCCCGCATTGCTTACAGTTGGCCATAAAATGCCCACTTGATTGCCTTCGCGATATACTTGCCCATTGCCCGCGGGACCCCGTTACCCAATAGGCCGACGGCATAAGTCGCCGACATATCCTTCAGGATTCCGGCCATTTCCGGCCAACCCTGAAGTTCGGCGGCTTGCTTCAAGGTAAGCGGCTTCTGATGTGTCCGAAAGGTCTTATCACGCCTTTGCTGTAATGATAGCTTCTGCCGGCCGCTATTCTTCAGGACGGAGTATTCGGGCTTACCAGGTCGCTTCGGGGGCGCGAATATCAGGGTCGGCGGCCAAACCCAAAAGGCGCGCTTCCTATGAGTCAGCCCCCCACAATCCCAATCGCGCAACTTCACATATAACCAGTCGGCCGGTATGCCCTTGCTTTTCCTGGCCGGCACGACGTTTTCCATGACGACCCAGGTCGGCTTCGCTTCCTCGACAACCCGTACGAATTCAGGGATTAAGTCTTCCGATATATGTTTCGTTTCCTTCCCTTGCCAATGTAAAGCCAACGACGCGAATTGACATGGCGGCCCGCCGATAATCCCCTCGAATAAATGAGCTGGAACATGGAACCGGCGGACGTCGCCGCCCCAAAGAATGTCGGGTCCCCGAACTATTGTGAACCCTTCTTCTTCGAAGGCGCGGTCCATTAAGCCGACGCCTGGGAACAAGCTTAATACAAGATTATTCATTCGCCCCCTTTCCCGATTTGCTTTTGTCCGTAATACTGGACCATGACGCCGTCGGCGCGGGTAATGAATTCGGCTTGCCGCTTCCGGACCAGTTCCGGCGGGTCGTTCGTGATAACGTTCACGGCCAAGAAGACGGCGAATATGTCCTTGACCAGGGGCGGAAGGACTTCGACGATTACTTCCGCCTTCGACGTGGCAAGCCCCCGCGCCAGGCGTTCGCCCTTTTGGTATAGTTCCGCCAGGCGGCCAACGTCGGACAAGTCCATTTCCAGGCCGCCCATGCCGGCGGCGACACGGTCGTCAATCTTCTTCTTCCAATGCTTGA